ATTGGTCTTGCAACTTCTTATCTAATGGTCTAGACCATGTTGCACTGACACCAATAGACAAGTTGTAGTTATCTTTCTGTCCTGTACGTGTCGGTTGCATGAATAATATGGCACCAGGATTGTCTGGCGCACCGTCTTCATCTAGGTCACGCATATCATAGACAGGCGTGTCATACCAATCCTCGTATGGTTTTTGAGCACTCGCTGCACCAGTTATGTATGGGGTTATGTTCATCGTAGGACCCTGACACTGGATCCCATTCCCATAAGTGTTCGTTATATAAGGACCTTGCAAAACCTGAATGGCTTGGTTGGTCACTGAGCCCGAACTGTTCGCCACGGGCGCTGCTGTTGCAGAGACACCACCCACAGTCTCTGCTCTCACAGGTACTGGGGTCATGCCAAATAAAAGACATGCTATTGTTGGAAGATACTTGTAGTGTCGGTGACGCTTGTCACTTCGGTCACTCTGTTGATAATTGTGTGGTTGCTTAAACCAGGACCTTGATACGTTTCTGTGAACTGAAACGCCCCTCCTGGGGTGGTCTGTGTGAACTGTGGTTTGCTTGTTACGCCTGTCCATGTTGAAGTCACGCCATCAATAGTTACATTGTTTGTCCCTGTTCCTGGGGACAGGTTCCCATTTGCAGTAACACCAGTACCCGTCGCCGAGTATTGATATCCTGTGTTGTAGTCCATCGAGTTGATTGTCTCAGTGATCTTACTTGTAGTCTCAGTGTGGCTCGTCATCGAGCCCTGAGTGAAGTTCGGGACCACTGGCACTGCACTCGCAGGGGAGTACGTAGACAGGATACCCGTCAGTACGCTTAGTACCGCCACAGGTATCACATATCTGCCAGTCCCACGGGGGTGGGTCCTGTCCTGTATACTCCCAAGTACACCAGTCATCTAGATTTACCCTGAATCGTTTTCTAGGCAATTACCGTACGGTAATTTCGGTCACGAATTGACCTGTTGCCGTAGTACCAGCTCCACCAGCAGTCAAATCGATAGCACCACCAGTATCGATGGTCCCTGCAAGGTCACCTGCTGATCCCGCCGCCGTACTGGTCTGGATACCGAAGTTGCTGACAGCACCTACACTAGGAGCACTAGCGTGTGCGTCGCCTTGGTTAAAGGATTCACTAAACGAGAAACTCGTAGCGTTAGTAGTAACGTCATACGACCCTTGGATCTGAGTTGCAGCAGCAGTTGCTGATGCAGGAGCAGTCAGACCACCAAAAGTAGTCACATCGATGTTTGAACCAGACACCGCATAGGATGAACCAATTCTTTCGACCTGAGTCGCTGCTGCATTCACAGTAAGTTGAACACTGCTTGACATTTTTGTTGTAATATCGGCATATGCTGGTGCCGTCATCAAAGTCATACCAAAGATGATTGCTGCCTTTCTCATTGGATTAGAAGAAACACCTCGTAGCTCTATTTAGACATAGGATTCTTTCTAGATAGCACTACTTTTTCGTTCGGTATCTACCCGTACCAAAACCCTGATATATGCTATAAATATATGTGATTGCCTTCGGGGATCACACAATACAAACTCGCTTTATAAGGAGCTATGGACATTAAGAAGTTCACGTCGAAAGACATCGACGCAATTTTCGATGCGTCACAAAGATTTTCAGTAGGTTTTGATGACCTATTTTACCGCTTGCATTCCTACGGAGTAGGATCACCAGGCGGACAGTATCCTCCCTACAACATCATCAAGGAATCTGAGGTCAAATGGAGGATCGAACTAGCACTTGCTGGGTGGGCACCAGAGGACGTAGAGGTAAGCACAGAGAGCAACGTCCTGCTCATCAAGTCCAAGACGGCGAAGGGACGCAACGATGAAGACGAGTACATGCATAGGGGTGTGTCCACTCGTACCTTCGCAAGAGGTTTCAACTTGGCAGACGATGTGGAAATCGGCACAGTCAAGTTCACAAACGGTTTGCTCGTGATAGAATTACGGAAGATCATTCCCGATCACCAGAAACTGAAAGTGTATGAAATCAATTCAGGAGGTGCTACTGCACCCAGTGACCCTACTTAATGGTCTGTTTGTTGGGTTCTTAATCCTTGTGGGTTTGGCACATAACCATGCTCACTTCACCATGGAACAAGATGCTGACTCATACGTGAGAGCATGGTGTAAAAAGAACCCTGACACATGTCAGAGTTACATAGATGATTACTAACCTATATAATGTATAACCGAAGAGACCCGTGGGGTCTCTTTTTGTTTGGAGGTTCTATGAACATGTATGTAAATCTGTGTCCAGCGTACACAGAAAAAAGTGAAACGCTAACAGTGGATGTTCCTACTGATCAGATGGATGATTTCATGCAAATGGTTCACATCCTGAGTGAGGAGAAGAACATCTCCGCTAGACGTGCCTTTACTGATATGGTACGATATACATTTGACAACCTTATGGAGAAAGAGTATGACCGCAAGAGTCGTAAGAATGCTAAACGGCGAGGACGTAATCGCTGACGTAAAGGAAGTCAGAAAAGAAGAGGATGGTCCTGCTTTTGCATATAGACTGACTCAACCTTACACTGTTGCTATTCAATCAGCACCTGAGGTGTTGTTTGAAACTGACGAACATGCTGCTCCTGTTGACTTTGATAGTCTTGAAGTAGAGTTCACTGTGTGGGTTCCTTTCTCGGCAGAAGAACATATCTTCGTGCCCCTTCCTTCGGTGCAATTCATCTATAAACCGATGGATTCCCTTGTTGAAAAGTACAACCAACTATTGAATCATGGTAAAGATCCTAATTTTGAAGACGGAGCCGTCACTATACTTGATCGGAAAGATGACGGAACTGGACGAGGAACCGTCATTGCTGATTGAGAACTGTCACTCGATCGCACCTGATGGAACTCTGTCCCCATACCCGCTACACACAGATCAGAGAGATTTGTTCTTGACTTCTGACCTGACTTTGACTATACTAGACCCGTCTGCCTCAGTGGCAGATGCGTACAAGCGGTTGGTTAGTTGATGAATTTCTATACGGACGTACTTCTTCTCGGCGATGACATCCTTTATCGTGGATACGAGAACGGTTCACCTGTTCAGTATCGTGAGAAGATCCGTCCTACTCTTTTCTTTGTGCCTAGGGATCAGTCCAAGGCATCTAAGTACAAGACACTCGACGGTCGTTATGCTCACCCGAAACGTTTCGACGGCGCTAGGGCAGCACGCGATTTCATGCAGCAGTATGAGAACGTAGAGGGTATGGAAGTGCATGGTTACGATCGATTCGTATACCAGTTCATCGCTGACAAATTCAAAGACGAGATTCGTTTTGATATGGATCTCATGACGATCTATACGATCGATATTGAGGTCGGTTGTGACAATGGTTTCCCCTCAGTAGAGGCGTGCCAAGAGGAGATGCTCTGCATCACCATCAAGAATCTCATCACCAAAGAAGTAATCACCTGGGGAACTCGTGAATTTACTCCTGATGGCACTGAATATCGGGTGTTCTGGAAAGAACAAGAGATGCTATCTGACTTCCACCAGTGGTGGACCGAGAACACTCCTGATATTATTACTGGATGGAACTGCAATCTGTATGACATCCCGTACCTGTGCCGCCGCTTGGAGCGTGTTCTCGGGGAGAAGTGGAAGAAGTCCCTTTCTCCCTGGAACCGTGTACTAGAACGTGAGATTGAGATCCATAATCGCAAGCACCTGCAATACGACATTAGTGGTGTAGCGATCCTGGATTATCTGGACCTGTACAAGAAGTTTACATACTCTGCACAGGAATCTTATCGTCTAGATCATATTGCAAATGTCGAACTGGGTCAAAAGAAAGTTGACCACAGTGAGTACGAGAACTTCAAAGAGTTCTATACAAAAGACTGGCAGAAGTTTGTTGAGTACAACATCGTTGACGTTGAACTTGTTGACCGTTTGGAAGACAAGATGAAACTGATCGAGTTGGCACTCACTCTTTCTTATGACGCCAAAGTGAACCTCAGTGATGTGTATTCACAGGTTCGCATGTGGGACACCATGATCTATAACGATCTTCAAAAGAAGAACATCGTGGTTCCCCCTAAGGTTTCTACCAAGAAAGATGAACAGTATGCTGGTGCCTATGTGAAAGTGCCTGAACCAGGTGGGTATGATTGGGTTGTGTCGTTTGACCTTAACTCTCTGTACCCTCACCTGATCATGCAATACAATATCTCACCTGAGACTCTTGTTGAGAGGCGTCATGGTGCTGTAAGTGTTGACAAATTGTTGGAACAGGAGGCAGAGATTGACGGTGAGTATGCTGTGTGTGCTAACGGTGCTCAGTATCGTAAGGACATCCACGGTTTCCTGCCTGAAATGATGCAAAGAATCTATGATGACCGTAAGATCTATAAGGGAAAGATGCTTACTGCTAAGCGGCAGAATGAAAGCGCCCCGACCGTTCAGTTACAAAAGGATATTGCAAGGTACAACAATATCCAGATGGCACGAAAGATCCAACTCAACAGTGCCTATGGTGCCATCGGAAATCAATACTTCCGATACTTCAATCTGGCAAATGCTGAGGCGATTACTCTCTCAGGTCAAGTCTCGATCCGTTGGATTGAAAACAAAGTAAACGAGTATCTAAACAAACTGCTCAAAACAGAGGACAAGGATTATGTTATTGCCAGTGATACTGACAGCATTTATATCTGTCTTGATCTACTTGTCAATTCAGTATTTGATGTACAAAACGTTCCTAAGGAGAGGATTGTTAACTTCCTTGACGCTGCTTGCAAGACCAAAATCGAACCGTTCATCGACAAGGCGTACCAGGAACTAGCAACGTATGTCAATGCTTATGAACAGAAGATGTTCATGAAGCGTGAGAACATTGCTGACCGTGGTGTGTGGACTGCTAAGAAGCGATACATCCTCAACGTCTGGGACAGCGAGGGTGTCCGCTATGAGAAACCCAAACTTAAAATCATGGGTATCGAAGCAGTCAAGTCTTCTACACCTGCACCCTGTCGTCAGGCGATTAGGGACGCACTTAAAATTATTATGAATGGCACAGAGGAAGATGTGCAGACGTACATCTCAAAGTTCAGGAAAGAGTTTGAGAGTCTCCCTGTTGAGGAGGTTGCCTTCCCTCGCTCCTGTAATAACCTCGGTAAGTTCTCCTCACCACGCGACATCTATGCCAAGGGTTGTCCCATGCACGTCCGTGGTTCTTTGATGTATAATTATTATGTCAAGAAGAAGAAGTTGTCTCACAAATATCCTCTGATTCAGGAGGGTGAGAAGATCAAGTTCGTTCACTTGAAGATGCCTAATCGTATCGGAGAGAACGTAATCTCTTTCTTCCAAACACTACCCAAAGAACTTGACTTGCATGGTAGTATTGATTGGGATATGCAATTCGAGAAATCATTTCTTAGTCCCGTCAAGGTTGTCCTTGATGCTATTGGTTGGACACCAGAAAAACAAAACACCTTGGAGTTTCTATTCGCATGAGTTTCTTAAATGATGTAGTAAAGGAGATCGGCAATGAGTACGCTGGTTTCGTTAGTGAAGGCGTTGCTGCTGGCGACGTTACATCTTTCATTGATACTGGGTCTTACCTGTTTAATGCCCTGGTTAGTGGTTCGATTTACGGAGGTCTTCCTTCCAATAAGATTACTGCCTTGGCAGGAGAGAGCAGCACGGGCAAGACTTTCTTTGCTCTCAGTGTGGTTCGTAATTTCCTTACTACTGATCCTGAGGCTGGATGCATTTATTTTGAATCTGAATCTGCTATCTCTCGTGACATGATCGAGAGTCGTGGTATTCCATCTGACCGTATGGTTATTGTTCCTGTCACCACAGTGCAGGAGTTCAGGACTCAGGCATTGAAGATCCTGGAAAACTATATGAACCAAAAGGAACGCAAACCTATGATGTTTGTGTTGGACTCTCTGGGTATGCTGTCCACCACCAAGGAGGTTCAGGACTCTGCTGAGGGTAAAGAGACCCGTGACATGACTCGTGCTCAGGTCGTGAAGGCAATCTTCCGTGTGCTCACCCTGAAACTGGGTGCTGCTAACGTGCCTCTGCTGGTCACCAATCATACCTATGATGTCGTTGGTGCCTATGTGCCAATGAAAGAAATGGGCGGTGGTAGTGGACTAAAATACTCTGCATCGACTATTGTGTACCTATCCAAGAGCAAGGAGAAGGACTCGGACAAGAAGGTGGTAGGTAACATCATCAAATGCGAGGCGAAGAAGTCTCGTTTCACTAAGGAGAACTCTAAAATTGAGACTCGATTATTTTACGACAGTCGTGGACTTGACAAGTATTACGGACTACTGGAACTGGGTGAGCGCCACGGAGTCTTCGAGCGGGTCGGGAATCGCTACAAGATTGGTGGATCTAATCTTTTTCCTAAGTCTATTCTCGCTGATCCCGAGAAATACTTCACCCCCGAAATCATGAATCAACTTGACAAAGCAGCGGAGGCAGAGTTCTCTTATGGATCTTGAAAAATATGTTAGGGTCTATGATAATGCACTTGACGTAAATACATGTCGTGCTATCATTGACCAGTCCTCCAAGATTGAATGGGAACGTTGGAATCGTGATGGTCGTCCTCAGTTCGACCAGTTCAACGTTACTGGTGTAGCAGAGGTCCCTCCTATGAATGGTCCATGGACCAAGATTCATAACGAGATGATCCTGTCTATCAGAAAGTATTCCAATCAATACATGGATGATGTTGGGTGTGTAGATCAATGGCCAATGGAAAATGCATTGGAACAATTACGCCTCAAACGCTACAAAGTTGGGGAGAATGATAGGTTCGAGTGGCACGCCGACGTAGGTGACCACAGCAGTGCCCGTCGTTTTCTCGCAATGTTCTATTACTTAAACGATGTAGAGAAGGGTGGAGAGACAGAGTTCTCACACACCAAAGTAAAACCTGTACAAGGTCGTGTGCTAATGTTCCCACCTATGTGGATGTTCCCGCACGCTGGTCTTGCCCCTGTCAGCAATGACAAATACATTATCGGCACCTATTTACACTACGTCTAATGCAAAAGATTGAAGAGATTGCTCTTAGCAAACTGATACTTGATGAGAACTATTGTAAGAGTGTTCTTCCCTTTATCAAGGAAGAATACTTTGAACAGTCTGAACTTAGAACTCTCTTCGGTGAAGTAAATAACTACGTCACTCAGTACAATACTATGCCAGAACCACTGGCATTGAAGATTGAGGTTGAGAAGCGACGGGATCTAAGTGCTGAACTCATCAATGAGATTGAAAAGTTTCTTGACGAGAGGATTGATAATCAACATTACAATGATGAATGGTTGATGGACACCACAGAGAAGTGGTGTAAGGAACGTGCTATATATCTTGCCCTGATGGACTCCATCAAGATTGCTGATGGACAAGATAAAGCACGAACCAAAGATGCTATCCCACATATTATGTCGGAGGCACTTGGCACATGTTTTGATGACACCGTTGGACACGATTACTTACTAGACGCAGATGACCGCTACGACTTCTACCACAAACAAGAAGACAAGATCCCGTTCGACCTTGACTATTTCAACAAGATTACGAAAGGTGGTCTACCTAGCAAGACTCTCAATGTCGCCCTTGCTGGCACGGGCGTCGGGAAGTCTCTATTCATGTGCCATATGGCTAGTGCCTGCCTCTTACAGGGGCGCAACGTACTCTACATTACACTTGAAATGGCAGAGGAGAAAATTGCTGAGCGAATTGACGCAAACCTCCTCGACGTACCAGTCAAGCAACTCTCTGACCCCCTCTTCTCAAAGCAACAGTTCAGAAACAAAGTAGATAAACTACAAAAGAAGACACAGGGACGCCTTGTTATCAAGGAATACCCTACTGCTTCTGCTCACGTCAACCACTTCAAGTCTCTGCTCAATGAACTGAGTATGAAACGTGGTTTCTCTCCTGACATTGTGTTCATTGACTACCTAAACATCTGTGCATCAGCACGTTACAAGGGTACGATCGTGAACTCTTACACATTCGTCAAAGCAATCGCAGAAGAACTTCGTGGTCTTGCAGTAGAATGCAATGTACCTATCGTCACTGCCACACAGACAACTCGTTCTGGTTATGGTAGTAGTGACGTGGACATCACTGACACCAGTGAGTCCTTCGGTCTACCTGCAACTGCTGACCTGATGTTTGCTCTCATCAGTACAGAAGATCTGGAACAGATGGGTCAGATTATGGTCAAGCAGTTGAAGAATAGATATAATGATCCGACCATGAACAAACGATTCATCGTGGGCATTGACAGATCCAAGATGAGATTGTATGATTGTGATCAATCCGCACAGGACGACCTGGTAGATTCAGGTCAAGACATCAAGGATGAGATCCTTGAAGTAAAATCAACACACAAATTCGACTCCTTCAAAGTATGAGTACCAAACCACCAGGCGGCGCTGACAATGTAAACGTCGATTATAACTCTGCTGACAATGCCGCTAAGGCAGCAGAGAATGTCATGAACCAGATGCAAGACATCAAGGAGAACATGACTGAGAATGCTCAGAACATTGCTGATGATACTCCGAAGACTCCCGAGGAGTTTATCAATCAGAAAGGTTTCAATGCTTGGCGTGCTGCTGAGAAAGTAAAAGAGCAAGAGAAGATTGACAAGGACGGCGAGAAGTTCGCTGTTGACTTGGATAAGTATCTGGAATTTGCTGACAACACTTGTTCTGATTTCTCTAAGGATCATGATGCATACATCAAGCGTCTGAATGATCTGAAAGAACTTGGATGCAACATCGCTCGTCTTGACACTGCTGCTGCTGGTCTGTCTGCTGAGGCAGGCGAGTTCATGGAGATCGTCAAGAAGATCAAGTTCCAAGGTAAACCCTGGAATGAAGATAACAAAGAGCATCTGACCAAGGAACTTGGTGATATCATGTGGTATGCTGCACAGGCAGCAATGGCATTGGAGATTCGTCTCGATGATGTCATCTATATCAACACACTTAAACTGGCAAAACGCTATACTGGTGGTGCCTTTAATGTAAGTGACTCTGAGAACCGTGCCCCTGGTGATATCTAAGATATGGAGACTATGGGCAAAGGCACTCGGTGAAAAACAAGGAACTACTGACAGAGAGGCGGATGCAGTGGCTCTCATACGCTCTGCTATACTCCTTTCTTATCTCATTACTAATTGTTTTATTATTTCAGGCGTAATTATTCATTGGAACGACAATCAATGCACGGAAAACTTGACCCAGACGAAGACGTAATGAGTGACGAACTAATTTCACAACGCAAATCAACTGCCCTAATGAAGGCATTGCATGACAACATCAAAGATACCATCGCAGAACTTGGATGGGATTGTTATGACGATGTTGTTGTGCAGGTTGGTGGCACCTCAGTCTATGAGATTGATGGTGCTGGCACCAAGTGGGCACCTGTTAAAGGTACTCGTAAATATAATAAGGATGCATTCATTGTTATTAAGAATAGAAGTAGGGAACCTTATGCTCCATCCCAAGCACCAGTACATGACTGTTAATAAATAGTACCGACCACTAAACAGGCACACTGTGGCATCCAAAATTCAAGACGTTTGGCCAAGATATATTCCTGTCTTTCGTAATGGTCATGACGGTACAGTTGTACGAGCAACACCTATCTATGATTCAGAAAGTGGGAATAGAAAACTAGGATCTGTTCCTAAGGATGCTGACGTTCACTACATTGCAGGTAATTTCCAGCAACCTCCATCTCGTATGGAGGTTTTGTGGTATCCGAACAGTCGTGCTGATGAACCAGTTCGTGGGTGGATCAGTCTTGCTGCTGTAAAGAAACCCACCATGACACGTACTGGTGTCAAGGTATCAATGAAACCTCAGGACTTCCCTGGTATTGGTGGTGTTGAACTAGCATACTCTGCCTACCTTGACAAGATCAAGGAGGTTGTTCTCGCAAGAGACATGCCTATTCCGTTAAAGAACTACCTTATACAACTGATTGAGTATTGTGATAGTCATTCATCAGGAGATAGGGCAGATCTGATTGCTGCATACAGAGACTTCGCTAACAGTGATGCATTCGATAGTCTCGCTAACATCCAGAAGGATTTTAGTGAGTTGATGGCACCCATCTGTGTACTTGAAAGGGGTCAGAGACAACTTGCTAGTCTAGGTTTCGCAGAACTCAACAAGGGAAATGCGATTGTGTTCGTACCCACAGCAGGTAACTACCCTCTGATTGACTTCATCATTAGGGACACCAGTGGTAGAGAGTATCCTTTCTCTGTGAAGGTTCTGTCAAAGACTACTAACGTCATCAAACCACAAGACTTAATGGAGTTTGTGGATGACAATCCAAGAGATCCTTTCATCGTCCAGTTCAAGAGGACCCCAGAGTATGAAGTGCTTCGACTCCTGGGTCAGACTAGGAAGGGTGTTGCCGAGACCTCCTATGAGACAATCAAATATCTGGCACAGACCCAACCCTTTTCTAGCAAGTTACCGAGTACAATAGCAAGAGTGATACCAGACAACCCTGACAAGCAGAGATTTACTGATGCAGTCATCGATGCAAACAGAGAAGTCTGGAACGAAATGTATGAACAGTATTACAGGGAGGGTAGAGGACAACTGGACGACGCAGCACTCATCAGAAAGAATGGTAAATACAATCAACTGTCATACCTAATGCAGGTGGCGATTGCAAAGATCAGTCAGGACAGGACCCGTGGTCTCAACTACCTTGAAATTGTTAGAGACTTCCTGATGGAGCAAGTGGCATACTACAAGTTCAAGATCAACAGTAACGGGATGCCCGAGTTCAAGATGGAGAACAAGTTCCATAACGAGTTCGATGCCAACACTAAGTTTGTTCTTAGGGCAAAATCATCCAAGGGTTCACCTATCAACGACAGACTCGGAGTCCAACCATGAGCAAGAATACTCACCTAGAACACCTAGAAGATGACATCTTCAACAATGGTTATGCTGGTGCTCAGAATGCACTGGCGTTCCTGGAAGGACTCAAAGGTATGCTGACCACTGGTAAGGGTGGTGGCAACATGAAGGTCACAGTCAAGTGGGACGGTGCTCCTGCCATCATCTGTGGTGAGGATCCTGTCAATGGATTCTTCTTTGTCGGCACCAAGTCTGTGTTCGCCAAGACTGAACCCAAGATCTGCTATACCCATGATGATATTGATCAGTGGTATCAGGGAGAACTCAACACCAAGTTGAAGATGGCACTAGACCACTTGTCAAAGTTGCCTATCAAGGGTGTGATCCAAGGTGACCTCCTCTATACTGGAACTCCAACGCTCACCATGATGGGTGGCAAGAGATGCTACAAGTTCAAACCCAACACGATCACCTACTGTGTAGAGAAAGACACAGAGATGGGTAAGAAAGTTGCCAAGTCGCAGGTTGGTATAGTGTTCCACACACATTACAATGGAGAAGACTTTGATTCTATGGCGGCGGGTTTTGGTGTTGACGTTTCTGGTCTGCAAGGTAACCCTGATGTGGCAGTCTTCTCCTCATCATTCACCAACACCAACGGTATCGCAAACCTCACACCAGGTGAGATGAATAAACTCACCCAGACAATGAGAGTTGCTAAGCGTAACCTAGACTCGTCTCGTAAGTTCTTGAATGAGATCGGTGGCACTCTGAAACCTATGCAACCTGCTGCTCTGTTTAAGATCTTCTTCAACCAGAAGATCAAAGAGGGTAGGATTCCTAGCACTCCACAGGCAATGCTGAATGACTTCAAGAAGTTCGTAGAGACTGCCTATGCCAAGAAAGAAGCAGGTGTGAAGACACCAAAAGCAAAGGCAAACTGGGAAGCAAAGAAACAGGAGGCGATAAATTACCTAAATAGTAATAAGTCTGAAATCTATCGTGCGTTGGCAGGGTTTAAGAACCTCATCGCTGCGAAAGAACAGATCATCAACCGACTCAAAAAGATTGAGGGAGTTGGTACATTCCTAGAAGATGAGAACGGATACAAGGTCACGAGTCCAGAAGGATTTGTGGCAATCAAGGATGGCACTGCTGTCAAACTTGTTGATCGACTTGAATTCTCCCGTGCAAACTTCACCGTAGCAAAAGATTGGGGCAAATGAGATTTCGTCAGTTTATTATCGAAGCAGCACAAGCTGCTAAGAAAGCAACTACTTCTAAACCAAAGAAGAACGAAGTAATCGACAAGCATGTTGCCATCACATTTGGTAGGTTCAACCCTCCCCATGCTGGTCATGGTAAGTTGTTGGATGCTGTGAAGTCTCATGCTG